TTCATTCTTGGTGGAAATTAGCAAAACCAGATGAAGAACTAACAATCCCAATTGAAAATGAAGAATTTGTTGAAAAATTTAAGAAGACATTTGTAGAAAAAATAAATGAAATACCAAGAAAATTAAAAATTCACAAAGAAAGCTTCAAATTTATAGTAGGAAAAGATTGTCCAAGAAATACAATATGGCGTCATAGTTTAATTAAAAAAGATTCTGAAATGAAAGAATACAAAGAAAATCGAATTTATGATGATACATTTATGGGTGGACCGTTCTTTAAGTTAGGTTTAGAATTAGTTGAAGCAATGAAAATACCTATTTTATCACATGAAACATTGGAAGCAGATGATTGTATTGCTATTTCAACAAAATATTTAAAGCAAAATCCTGAATTTAATATTTATATTATAGCAAATGATATGGATTATTTACAATTACATGATGAGAATGTAAAAATTTTTGATTTAAAATATAAAAACTTGGCTGAAAATAAGAAATGGAGTGGAGATCCAAAAAAAGATTTATTTTGTAAAATTGTAATGGGTGATAAGAGTGATAATATTAATAGTATATTCAAAAAATGTGGAATAAAAACAGCTCTGAAATACTATGAAGATGAAAAATTATTTCAAGAAAAATTAACTCAGGAAAATAGTAGAGAATTATACGAAATTAATAAAAAATTAATTGATTTTAATGAAATTCCACAAGAATTACAAGAAAAATTCTTATCAAATGTTCAACCGATTCTAGAGTTTAAGTGATAAATATGATAGTAATTATCTTCTTCTTCTTATAGGTTTTCTTTTAGTTTTCTTTTTTATTTTTCTACCACCTTTTTTTGTTTTAAAGTTAGTAATATATCTTCCAGGTGTTTTCTCTATTTTGAAAATTTTTCTTGAAACAGCATTATTTAACATTCCTTTTATCTTATTTCTTCTATTTTTACATGATAATTTAACATTTTCTTTAACTCTTTCTAATGCTTCTTTACCAGTTTTGATTTGACGATATATTCTTACTTCTAATGTAATAGATACTTTGATGCTAGTGCCTTTTTTTAAGTCAACTATAGGTGTTAATAAATTATCTTTTTCTTTAAATTTAATACTAGGTTCTTCTTTTTCTTTTTGTAAGATGTTTATTTTTTCTTCAATTTCTTGTTTTAAATTGGTGTCTGTTTCTTTTTCTTTTTGATCAGTAAGTTTTTTAATTTGTTCTATTTTATCACGTTTGAGAGTTAATTCATAGTTTTCTATTAATTTTTGCTTTTCTTTTTCAATAAGTTTACTTTTATCTTTATTGAATTTTTCAAAAGCTTCTTTATTTAATTGTGATTTCAAATCTCTATATTCTTTTGTATTTTCCATTTCTTTAGTAATTGTGAAATTAGGTGACACTTTAGAACTTCCACTTAATATTAACTTCTCTCTGTATAATTTTTTAATATTATCAGCTATATATTTATTTATAAATTCATTTTGTAATTTTTCAATATTTATAGAAGGTAATTCTGTTGGTTGAATAATACGAATATTGAAATTTTTTTCATTAGATGGTTCATTTATAATTTTTAATTGATTAGAATTTAAATAATAGAGAGAATTACGTGGAAAAACTTCCGTTATTAAAATTTTTATATTATGTTGAAGTATTTCCTTATTTTTCTCTCTTATTAATTTATTTAAAGAACCATTTTGGCTATCTAATTCTTTAATTATTTTCAATATTTCTTCTTTATTTCTAATATATTCTTGTAACAATCTATTCAAATTATCTAATTCACTTGTTTTTCTCTCTTTTTCTACTTTAGATTCTAATGTTTTAATTTTTTTTTCTATAGATGTAATAGTTTTATCATCTTCTTTTATAGCTTGTTTAGTTGTTTCTATCTTACTATTTAATTTAAGTAATTCACTTCTTTTTTTTTATCATCTTTAATGGTTTCACGCATATCAATGCTTTTTGCTAATTCACTAAGAAGAACTTCTTTATTTTTTTTAACTTTATCTAAATCTTTTAATAAATTTTTACGTGTATTTTCAATCTCATTTTTCTTTTTAGAATCATCATGTTGTGTTTTTTTTTCAATTGATGTTTTTTTGGTTTCTAAACGAAGAATATCTTCATTAATTGGTTTTAATATCTCATATTGTTTACTAATTTTCTTTTCATTATCTTGAATACTTTTAAAGTTTGATTCTATAGTAGGTTCTATAACTAAAATTGTATTATTTTTATCATTTAAAATTTTATTTAATACAAACTTATTGGTAAATAACTGTAATAAATATTTTTTTCTTAGATCTTTATTTAATAGTTCTTTATCGTAATTAGTATATTTTAAATATGATGAAAAATTTGATTTAATTTTTTGAATATTTATTTTAGCAATATTAGTAACGCAAAATTCTTGATATTGACTTGATTTATTAGTATTTATATTATATTTATAATCATAATCAGTTCCATAAACATCTCCCTTTAAAATAATATCAGGTTTGAATTTGAATATACTATTTTCAATATAATTATTTTTTTTAGTAATATCAGTGGGTGATGACATATTATTATATATTCTTGATATAATAATATTAATTAAATAATATATTTTTATCTGTAAAAATTAAACTTTCACCTGTCATATTTTCAATATTTTTTTGTCTAACTTTATTTAATATTTCATATGCTTTATTTACTTCATCATTAGTAATTATATTATCATTATTTTTATCAATTAAGTTTTTAATTTTCTTGTATTTTTCAGGTAATATACAATATTTGCTGTCTTCATGAAAAACTGTATTTGCTAAAACAATAAAAGCAGCTGTTACTATTATAGAGAGAATAATATCTTTAGTTCCAACAAAAACCATGGCAAATATTAATATTTCTCTTCCAATTTCATTACGCATATATTCAGCTTGAGAATCACTAATTTTTAATTCAATATATTTAGAACCTATATTAAGAAGCAACATAGATAATGCTGCTAATATTTTACTTTCATTAATATTATGTAAATATTTATTAATAGATTCAAACATGATATATATTAAGAAGACATAAATATTTATTGAAATTTAATAATGATAATTAAACTTTTTAATATGATGTTCTATATTATTATACAAATTGTTATAGTGTAGCCTAAAACTTCTTTTTATTGGATTAAAAATATTATTAAAACTTTCATTTACAGATGAAATAATTTGATTATCGCTTATAGAAAATCCTTCCTTATTTTTATAAAAATAAGCAAATAATGAAATTAATAGAAATATTGTAAATAAATTAATAATAATTGTATATTGAGAATTTTTCTTCATTTATATAATTTATTATTATTAAAATATTACCATATATATTTTTTTCCATAATATTTTTGACTAGGACCGGTCTTACTTAGAATTCCATCTAATAATTCTATATGTTCAACTTGTAAATTTTCATGAGTTTTAGATAAATAATAGAACAATAAACCAATAAAAATTAAAAATAGTAAGAAATATAGTTTAGGTATTTTCATTATATAATTTAATAATATTTTTTGAGTATATTAAAAAAATATTATTATCTCTTTTTTTTATAAGTATGAATCCTCATTTATTAAATGCAGCACCTTTTAATAGTGATGAAGAAGAAAATAAAAATATAAGAGAGGAAAATAATAAAAGATTATCATCATCATTAAATAGAACTATTAAAAATAGAAATAATAACGAAAATAATGATAATAAAAATAGAGAGAGAAATAGAAGAATCCAAAAATTATTAAATGACAATAATATGAATAATAATCTAACCAATAATGAAAGTGACGATCTAGAAGATTTTAATCCACCATCACATCCAGCTATTCAAGAACCAAAAAAAATAGTAAAGGAAAACTTTACTTTTGATAATATGAAAAGTGAATTATTACATAATTCTGATCAAGAAGAAGAATCTCAAAAACAACATCAAAATGATAATCCAATTAATAAAGAAAATTTTCAACAATTACCAGCAAATAATTTACAACAATATTATGAAAAATATAATGCTTATTTAAATAGTGAAAATAATTACAATAAACAATATATGAGTGTTTCAAATGAAGAATTATTAAAAAAAATAGATAATATTTTATTTTTATTAGAAGAACAGAGAGAAACAAGAACAAATTATGTTACAGAAGAATTAATATTATATGTATTTTTAGGGATTTTTGTCATATATTTAGTAGATTCTTTTGTAAAAGTAGGAAAATATATAAGATAATTAAAAAAATGTTATAATATTATTATGTTTAATAGTATCAAAATTATAATTATATATGTAGTAATGTATATTATTATGAAAATTTAAAACATTTTTCTTAGAGAGAAAACTTCTTATAATATTGTTGTAATAAAGATCATACATATAAATATTAACATTATTGTTATTAACAATTTTTTGTATATTTTCTAATGATTTTAAAAATCCATAATAAAATATATTATTTTCACAAATATTATAACTACTTATTAGATAATAATCAGTTTTTTCTTTTTTGAAAATATATAAACTTCTTATTGAATTATTGAAATATAATGTAAATATTAATAATTCCTTTCTCTCTATTAATTGTAATATATCGTGTAAATTGAATATAAATAAAGCTGATATGCTATTTTTATTTTCACTAATAAAAGAGATTAATAAATTTATATTTTGCTTATTAATTTCTAGAAAATTATAGAATAATTTAATATTTTTATCTTTTATCTGGTTCTTTAATTTGAATTTGTAGAGAGAAATAGTAATTAAATTTTGTAAAACATCTATGTTTCTGTATGTTTTAAATATAAATATATCATGTATTTTTCTCTCATGAGTAATGTTATATATATGTGTTTTAAATAATTTATAATTTGTTTTATCGAAATTAATAGTTAATGTATCACTTTCATCAGAAATAACATAAGATTTATATGTATTATTATTAATAGTAATATTCACTGGTATACTAATAAGAATATTTTTTATTTTATCACTATTTTCAAAAATATTAGTTTCATTATTAAATACTTTTTCTTTTGGATATTCTAGAGAAATATATGAATTATTAGGACTTATATCAAAATAATATTTTTGAATTATATCTTCATTAATAATATTTTTATCTAGAGAGAAGAAAGTATTAGTTTTTATATTAAGAAAATCACACCAATTATCAATTACAGGCAAATCTTTATTTATTATACTATTTTTTTGCTTTATAAAATAACCTTTTGTGTAGTTATTCTTTATAGGTATATTATTCCAAAAACCTAATTTTATTTTTATAAAAATAATTATACATAAAAACAATAATATAGTAATTATTAAAAAATAGTAAAATATATTATATTTATTATTATAGTAAGTTATATAATAAGTTAGATAAGCCCCACTTGTATTTATAATATAAAATCCCCAATAATATATTTTATTTAAAGTTTGATATAATATATTAGTAAAATTATTAGTAGAAATATTAGTAAATAAATTCATATAAATAAATTATGAATTTATTCTGGTTTATATAACCAATATAAATAATTATTTTTATAATTAACATTGTCCATTTCAGCATAACCTTGTTGAATAAAACCAACATCTTTTGCTATTGACATAATAGCTTTTTGACTATTCATGTAATATTGATGTTCATTTAATCTAACATTATCATTATTAAAAATAAATTTCTCTCTAAAAAAAGCATTTGGTTTATTTATTTTTTTCTCTGAGCAATTATCACAATTAATATCAAAATCTGATTTGTAATCAAAATCTTTAAAATGTATATTACTTTGCGTTAATCTATTATTGTTTTTCAATTGTAAAGATAATAATTCAACAGCATCAGCAGATGGTAATACAGGATTGAAATTATAAATATCCACTAAATGAAGTATTAAAATACCACCGGGTATTAACCATTTAAAACAATTTTCAAAGAACTGTTCTTTATCTTTTATACAATATATTGTATAATTTAAACAAGATATATGTGTAAATTCATTATCTTGAAATATCATATTATCAAGAGCATTAGCTAATTTAAAATTGAGTAGGGGATAATTTTGTTTTGCTTTATTAATCATTTCTTGAGAGATATCAATACCAATACAATTAATATTATTATTATTTAATAAATTAACATGATGACCAGTTCCACAACCAATATCCAATACTTTTATTATATTTGTTGGAACTTTCTTATTTATAATTTCTCCAACTTCATATGTATTTTTAACATCATCATGCATTAATTGGTCATATATTGATACATAAAAATTATCATAAATATCATTTCCATAATATTTTATAAA